AGAAGTTGACCCATCCTCACAGAGTTTTCCTGAAGAGTGTCAACTACTTTTTCTAGTCTTTCTAAGATTGCTGTATTGATGTCTGACATCCTCTCCTCTATTAGACGTTTCTTATAGCAAAATCAAGAGCAGATTGATATGTAGAAGCGTCTTTGTTCAGCATGTACTGGAACTGTTGCTTGTGAGTATCATCTAACTGTGCATAACAAGCAGCAATTCTTTTTGCTGAAAAATTATCCATGTTCTGGACACTACCATCGCCAAATTGTACCTTGGCAAATGATCCTTCACCCTGTGGGTTTAGTTCCGATGTTGCAACATCTAGTGCAACTTGGATTACATCTTGGTTTTCAGTCATGATTTCAGTAGTCACTTCAGTTTCCTCTCTTTTGAGTTTCTTAGTTTGAGACGCTGCCTTCTTTTTAAAGTCAGACAGACGTGCTTTCATGAGCGTATCCATTTCTTTGGTCTTACGCATCATTTTTTCCTTCGCTTCCCCGCGCTTTTTCTGCAGATCTTTCTGGCGACCCAGTTTTTTGCCTTGCTGAATTTGCTTTTGAGCTCTTTCAGTATCTGTAGATAGAGCTTCTTCAATATTGTGTTCGTTTTGTTCTTTCATTTTTCTACGTTGAATACGGGAGAAGAGATCTTTAGCGCCTTTGGAGCGACCATCCACCCTCTCATTATTTTTCTTATACTTACGATGCTGTCTAGGATTTACCATAACAAAAGCGGGTGGCAACTGGAGACCAGATCCATCGCCTGCTGAGTTAATCATTTCATTTAGATTAGGTTCAGTTCTTTCAGACATTCCTCGTCAACATCCTCGGTTAATTGGGGTGGTAATCTATTTAGAAACATCATAAACGCCTTAATTACAGACCAGTATGTTGCTTCCGTTTTATAAAATAGCAGCGGTGTTGCTGCGTCATCAAATACATTATACAATACAATCACATGATTAAGTATCAAGTGAGTTTTAAGTTCACCCGTCGTTTCATTACGTTTCAGCAATCTTTTGATGTACTTAAATCGTTTTAAGTCCTCTTCAAAATCCGAGTAAGTAACTGACGACGGGTTATTATAATTTTGAATAGCAAAGAACAACCAGTTATCTGGTGTCAATTCATTAATGTTCATTCAATTTATGAAGTAGTTACAACAGCGACATCAGAAATTAGTTCTTTACCACCATTGGTTGAATTAATCTTGACTCTATATGTTCCAGCATTAGCAGTTGCGTAACTAGCAACTGTGTATGCTGCAGAAGTTGCACCAGAAACATTGCTGTAACGGTTGCCAGACTTCTTCTGCCACTGATATGTGAGAACAGAGTTATCTCCAGGTGGTGTAGCAGTTGCAACAACAGTGAGTTGTAACTGAGCACCTACAGCAACTGCAGTATCTGCAGGTTGTGTTCCGATAGCAATGACGACATTAGCATCTGCTGCTTGAGCATCATCTGCCTGAGTTTCATTAGCGTTGGACTCACCACCAGCAATGAAAACTAGTTGCTCTGCCTTATGGCGAGTAGCACCTGAACTATCGGTATAGGTGAAATAAGACCACCAACCAGGGGCGTTTAGACCACGCTCCTTGTTTGCTTCTAGTGCTGCCTCAGTTTCATCAATATAGAGTGTTGTTTTTGCCTGACTTGATGCTCCAATGCCCACACCAGCTTTGGTTTTGTTTGCATTGCTGTCAGTATTTCCGTAAAGGGACATTGACTTGTGCTCCGATATTACTATTATCTATCATTTATTTATAAAAAAGGGGGATTGCTCCCCCCAGAATATCACTCCTCTCTTGCTTTGATAGCAGCGGTAACAGTAGCTAATAGTTGATCGTCCATTTCGGTCTTAGTCAGTTTAACTGCCTTGCCGAGGATTACTAAGCAAATTTCAATCAGTTTCTCGCCAAGTTCCTCATTGTCAGGAATCTTTGCGACTGCATCAGAAATTACTTTTGTTGCTAGAGGTAATAAAAAGGAAAGCATAATCTTATATCATAGTGCAATTCCTATTTATTTCTCCCACTCATCTAAAATATCTGTCAACTTAGACATGAACTGTTTGAAAGTTAGCAGCGTGCCAGAACGATAGTCACGGCGTGCCTTTTGAACACCACCCTCAAAAGATTCTTCTAACTTTCTCTGTTCAATAGGATCAAATCCCCTGCCTTTTACAACAGAAGACCATGGAGCATAGAGGGGACCTTCATAATTTTTCGCCTCATTAGTTGCGTTAGTGGTCATACCTTTCTGACCATCAGGAATATTAGGCATCACTTCAACATTACCAGATTTTTTATTCTTTAATTTAGATTTTACCTTCTTTTCCTTTTTTTCGCAACCACACTCTTCGCGGAATTGCTTAAAGGGTTTCATTTCTTTTTCTTCATTGCAAGGATCTTACCAACCTTCTTGCGTCTAGCAATTAGGTACTTATCAGAACTATCATGATCACCATCATTGTCAATGTCCTTATCCTCAGAACCAACTGGATCTAGTTTTTTCTTTTCAGTTAGTTCTACCTCTTCTTTCTTTGCAGTTTTTGCAGAATCTCTGAATGCTTTATCTGTAGGAGCACCTGCATCTCCTTTGTCACGCATCTTGCCACCACGCTTTCTCTTAGCATGAATGTTGGCATAGAGACCATTCTTCTCTTCTAGTTCTTCACCCTCATGAGTTACTTCGTCGCCTGCTTTTACACAGTTAGGAACTTCTTTACCACCTTTCTTCTTAGTTCCCTTTGCCTTATATCCTTTCCAGCATGTAGAAGCGCCAACGTTATCGCGAGCTGCTGCCATACCTTCAGCGGCATATCTTCTCTTCTCTAGGATATAGAGTTCGCCGTCAATTTCAATCTCTTCTCTTTCAAGAACTTCGTACTCTTCGTTAGCAGCAAGTTGTGCCTTAGCAGATGGTTTCTTTGCTTCTTTCTTTTTGATAGAAGTCTGCTCAATCTCAGCACCATTGGACTGTGGATCCATTCCGTCAAAAGGAGCTTCGGATAGATGCAAGTCAGGCATCTCAGTGTTCTGGAAGCAATCGCCACTCATCCACTTACCGTAGGACTCCATCAAACCAGACGAAAAATCATCCTGGTTTTTTACTTTATTAATTGGATCTGGTTTCTTCATCGTTCAAAAGGGAAGTTCTTCTCGTATTATTTATAGATCTAATATTCTTTATCCACTCACGTAACATATTTCCATCGTCAGTAATGACAATAGCGTAGTTACCACCAACTCTATGGATGTGTCCTTTATCTCCTGTGCGTGATGACATAACAGCATCACCTTCTTTGAATACTTCAGTATATCTTTGCTGCTGACGCAGTGCTTCTTCACGTAGTTTCTTAAAATCTTTCATGCATAATTATTTGGTAAAGCGTCCTTAATTTCATTCATAAGAGCAGCACAATCTTTATCATTCAGTGCTCTAGGAATACCAGAACGGAAAGTTTTAAAATCACTAGCGGCAGCTGCTCGCCTCATCTTTGTACCTGAGATAGCAAACGTGTCACCGTCAGCATCTCTACTACCAGAAGATCTGATCTCAATTTTTCTGAATGAGAAATCCTTTCCGTTATATTTATGGAGGAACTGCATAGCAGAAACCCTGTCAGAACCTACCAAAAACACTACCTCATTATATCCTGCTAACATCAGATCTTGCAAGATAGCAACAGGTTGCTTGGGACCTGAGAAGATCTTGCCACGATGTTCTGGAAACATCTTATTCATATAAAACAGTTTACGCTCTGGTGGTAATGGGTTACTACCTTTCTTATCAACAGTCTGTGAAATATAAATGCGATAGTCATGTGTACCTGCTGCTTTCTTTACACCAGCGAAGTTTTCTTTATGTCCTGTGGTGGGTGGTTGAAACCTACCAAATGTAAAGTAGCAAGTATTACAGTTTAACGCCATTGCTTCTGAAGAGTGAAGTTGTTATATGCAAACTCCAAGCGATTAACAAACTTGATCATGCTGCCATCTTTATGCAGAACATATCCCTCAGGAGTTGTAACCTTATATCCTTTCTCAGTCTGAACATATGTTCTAAACTCTTCCAGGTGGTCCAGTTTATCTATAACCATTTGCTTGACTGTTTGTAGTTCCTTGTACAGAGCAAGCATTGCTTTAAATTTATTCTTATTATTTTCAACGTATAGTTGACTACCGTAGACAAGTTCTCTCTTTGCTGTAAGGTTCTTTACTGTCTTGATCTTTGCTAGTTCCTTCTCCATCTTATCGCCATAGAAATTTAACATGGCATACATTGCTTTATCTACATCACCAATACTACGAGCATTTTTAATCTCATTATTAAAGAACTGTTTTAGATACGATGCAATATGAAATTTCTTATCTCCTGTAGTACCAGTAGCATCTACCAGTTCATCTAAAAATGGACCACACTCTCTACACATACGTTCAATAGTAGAAACATAACTATCAAATTTTTTCATTTCTTGATTGGAAAAACCTACACGATCCATTGGAGTGTCATTCTCAATCACTAATGCATTCCTAGATCCTTTTACATTTGCACCAGCGCGAGCTTGCATAGTAGGAAGATCAGTTCCAGTGTAATGAGTATGAAACACTACACCAATCTTTGCTTGTCCTGCTGCTCTACCAATAGGATGATCTGTAGGAATACCGTATGTAATAGTGTTAGGTCTGAATGTATAAAGTCTTTCACCATTGATAGTTTCTGTTTTTAATGTACTATCAGTGAACATCAAGTCTCCCTGCACCACACCTTCAATACCTAGTTCACCAAAATACTTTAAAGCAAACTTGAGTTTTTCAGCAAGGTCACCCTCATACCATTCATCAATCTGACTATCAACAAAACATAGTTTAGGAGCAGTCTTTGCAAAGACAGACTTAGTTCCAACAAAGAACATACCAGATGCAGGATCTGTACCACAGATAACAGATGGAGCACCATCCCATTTTGTTTGCATGAACCCAGCATTCTCTTGGTGTCCAAGCATTTTTCTTAGTTCCTTAAGGAAACCAACAGCAGCTTTACATCCCTCAACTCCATAGTTGAGCATCTCATCCTCAAGATGTTCTAAGTGTTTTAGTTGAGTTACGTTTGCCATTAGGAGATCTTAATGTATGGTGCAGAATTATCAGAAGCAGATGTTGCATACAAATACATTCTGGTAGTTATCTCGTCACGTTCTGCTGCTGATCCATTCATCATCCTATCAACAACTTCAAGACCAATGTACTTAGCAAATTTCCACTGAGGTCTCATCCCAGAAATTTCCGACAAATTAACGGTTTCATTAGGACCCATAACCGCAGTCTTATTTCTACCAGCAAGTGTAAAGATTTTTCTATCAAGAGCACTTCCTTTAGAAGCAAGAGATACTGCTGCAGCACTAGGGTATTCTCGCCATACCCCATTGCCCTTGCCGTAGACCGACTCCATGATGTAGTTCATGACTCCTCCACCTATCTTACCATGCTTTGCAGCAGTTCCCATAACTTCACCCTGCCATGTCTTGCCTTCCGCATCTGTTGCTCTGAACTGGACACTGACTCCACGACCCGCCACGTAAATATCCATAGATCCCATCAGAGTTTTTGATCCTACACTCACAAATGGTTTCTTTACTGTTAATGATGCTCTGGTAAAATTATGTTCTGTTAGAGTTGCTGCAGTAGATGTTACTTTCTTCAGTGACACACCAATCAATTTCTTTTGTTTGATCAGATCTTTCATCACCTTATTAATACCACCTTGGAACATCATTTCATCTGTAATCATACTAGTATTAAAGCTATGATCACACATGTAGATATCAGCAGGTGTCCATTTATTGATGTTAGAAAATGGTCTACCATCTGCTGCATTCACTTTCTTGAAATGATTTTCTACTGTGTTAACAATAGAAGTTCCTCTATGAAATTTAAACTTGGTGTTCCTATACTTGGTTGCACCATATAATTTGTTTGCTGTTTTAATACTTGATTTCATCCAAGCAGGATCATTCATTATGAACTCATGTATTTTACCTAGAGGTTCATCTGTCTCAACAGAACCAGATACTGCTTCTAAATCTTCTAAGGTTACAATATACTCAGGATCAATATCCTTTCTTAGTGAGTATCTGTATGCTGTCATCCAACATGCCGCTCCTTCAAAGAGAGCAGTTGCATCAGCACCACCACCAGATCCTTTGTTGCTACCGAACTGTGTGGTCTTTTTAATTTTAGTAAAGGTGATATCAGCAGAAATATTTTTCTTTGCTTGCTTTTTAATTTCTTTTAAAACTTTCTTGCCAGAATACTTTGATGCAAAATTGTTTTGATTAGATTTATCAGGAGAATCAAATGCTAGTTTACCATCAATAACCTGTTTCATGTCCGCAAGAACAGCATCAGATGTCATGATAAGTGCTTTGCCACCGCTCTCAACTTCTATGAGTTCTCTATTGACAATAGCATCATAAAGGACACGCAAGCGAATGCCACCACCTGATGGTGCATCCTTGCCGTAATCCCCCATAGTCATTGCTGCCATAAGAAAAACCTCCCGTCTAACTATTTAGAGGGGAGGTTGGTTGAGATAATCTTTTTCATTTTGGTAGGGATGCGTTTGTCCTGACCATATTTTATATCCTTCATGCACTTCTGGCAAGAGCCATTGATCCACACGGTAACAATACTGCCAGTTGACTGGTTGAATACAGTTTACAACCACGACCTGAAAGAATGCTACCGTATGAATCCAGAGACTAAGCATCTGTTTTTTCTGGTGCTTGCGATGGAACTACAGGATCACGGGATCTATTCTTGATCACGATAAAAGCATCTTTATTATATTTACGAGTCCCTTTAACAGGTGCCCATTTTGTACCAGCACCATCAATCATATAGACAGAGGTGCCACCAATTTCAATGTGGATGTCATCACTAGGTTGCCAACCCAATTCAG